GTTCGACTCCCATCGCCTCCACCATGCAAAAAGGACACCATTTCGTTGAGAATTGGCGTCCTTTTCTTTATCATGGTAACATTTTTGGTAACACACCGCTGAAAAACAGCTTTATAAACGCAAAAACAGCCCCGAGGAACCGTCAGGAGCCCCGGGGCTGCTGCTATGTATGGCTTTTTTTGGCTGGGCGACTTACTTTCCCTGTGCCTTCAGCCTATTGGGCATCGTCACTCAGACAAAGAGACGATCTTCCGCATTACTAGCTCATACTCTTTCGGGTACACCAGCTTTATTGCGCTCATGTGCCTGTCCAGCACCTCCATCAGTCCGCCGAACGGCACAGCGCTTGCAGCCTCTACAAATTCGCTCTGCGGCTCTTGCGATCTTGTGGAATACTCCATCTGTCGCACTGGTTCAGGCTGCGGAGCGGGGCTGTTTTCCCGGCTTTCCGCTTCGCTCAACTCATTTCGAACAGTGCAGAGGGCGGCAAGCTTTTCCACGCTCTGCCAGTTCGTTTCTTCGCATTTCAGTTTGCGGATGTGCTCGTTTATCTCCACGATGTCCATGCCTGCCGCCCCCCTTATCACATATTGTTCAGGATGTCCAGAGCACGCTTGTATGCGTCACGCTCGGCGCCGGTTGCGTCCTGCATCATGTTTTCGATGTCAGAAATCATCCGCTCCCGACCATCGCCGCGCGAGTAGTGACCGCGCACATAGTGCCGCCCACGGTTTGCGTAGCTGTTGCCTCGGTTATAGTTTTCGGTACGTCCGTAGTTGCCGCGCATATCAGCTTCCCACTCACCAGCGCGGCTATAATCGCCGTCCTCCAGCATCATGATCTTGTCAATGTTCTTGATGGTGTCGGTCAGCTTGTGCACGGTGTCCAGCGTGCGCTCGTTCAGGCCGTTCTTGGCATCGCGGTTGTACTCGTCCAGCTCCTCGCAGAGCATTTCACGCAGATCATAGAGATTCTTACTCATGTTGTACTCCTTTCCTTATGCTACCCGCTCAACGATCAGATTGCTGTTTGCAATGCTGATTGCCTGCGTGCTAGTGTTTTTGAGCGCCACAGTAACGCAGCAGCCCCGGGGGACTTCCACGAACACCGCCGTAAAGACGTTGCTGTACTGATCCACTGCCGCAGGGGTGACAATTGCGGTTGCGCTGTTGAGCGCCTCGCCTCCGACAGCAAGCGCCACAGAGATAGCGCCCACAGTGCCGCCGGTAGGGATGGCGATGTTGCCGCCAAAGCTTACTTTGAAGCGCGCAAAGCACTGCCCATTGGTCAATCCTCTTAATGTTACAACTCCTGCGCCCTCTCTATGAACAACACAGGAAGAACCTTTTACAGACGTCTCAGTTAAAGGAAGATTCCCTCCTGCTGCCACAGTCTGAATTGCACTTGATGTAAATTCAGCCATATCCAAACTCCTTTCTGAATTTTAGTTGTTATGTTTGGTCTTTTGATTATTTCCTTTTACCACTGGAATTTCAATGCAATCAGAATCTGACCACCCACGGCGTTTTCTGTCTGCAAGCGTTTCCTTTTTTATCCCAGTGATTTCAGCCCATTCAGAAACGGTCTTTGTTTTTCCTTTGTATGTGATAAAAACATTCCGTCTTGTATTGTTGCTTTGCTGCTTTGCAGTAACCCAGCGGCAATTCTCAGGGCAATAGTTTCCATTGCTGTCTATTCTGTCAATCGAAAGATTTTCAGCATATCCATTTTTTAGCGCCCATTCACGAAACGCTATAAAAGATTTTGCCCATTCTTTGCATACCGTTATGCCACGTCCACCGTAAAAAGGATAACCGATGTTTTCTTTTCGGAAGCAGCGTTCTTTCATTCCGCGCCATATCGAATGAAGCCTTTTGTCCGAATCTTCGTATATCCGACACCGTTTAGAAACAAGTTCTGCTTGTAAGCATCCACACGATTGGGTTCTTCCTGTTTTTAGACTGATACCATTTATGGATTTGACCGTGCCACAGTCGCACTTACAAATCCACCTGGTTTCATCTTTTTTACATTCAAAATCCCTATGGAGCACGACCAATCTTCCAAATCTCATTCCAGTTAAATCAAACAACTTTGACATAATACAAGCTCCTTTTTATCTTAATTAAGTTTAATTAAATTATAGTATATTCATGGCTTGATTTCAATGCAAAATTGTGTTAAACTTAATTAAGTTTTAGGGGGTGCATTATGAAAAATAACGACTTGAAGAACCGGGTAAGATTTTCAACCACCCTGCGTCCCGATGTGGAGCAGGCATTGAAAGAACATTCTCAAAAAAGCGATATTCCCATCAGCAAAATTGTAGACAAAGCTCTTTCCCAGTATCTGAAACTTGAAGAAAAGCACTGAAAAAACGCCGGGACTTTTGCCCCGGCGCTCTGGTTTGCAAAATCAGCTCAGGGGCTGAACAGGCTACAAATTGTAGTCAGTTGCCGTTATTCGGTTAGGCGCAACCGTTGCAGCCGCAACCGGTGCCGCAGTTACCGTACTGGTAAGGTGCAGGAACCGGGAATGCGGGCACGGGGCGCGGATTGTAGTAGGCCAGCTGACCGCTCATGTAGGCCTTGAGCGTTTCGTTCTGGGCTGCCTGAGATGCCGCCAGCTGTGCTGCGAACAGCTGCTGCCCCTGCTCGGCGATCTTTGCGTCCTTTGCCTCGATGCGCTGTGCGGTCAGGGCGTCAAGGATGGCGCGGGCGTTCTGGTTCTGGTTGTCGATGATGTCCCGGGTGGTGTTCTGCACCGTGTTCCGGGTTTCGCAGGACTGGGTAGCCATATTGTAGTTGACGCCCTGAATTGCAGAGCGGTTCTCGCAGCAGCATTCCTGCTGCTGCATCTGCATGGCAAACAGCTGCTGCATGAATGCCGCCTGCTGGTTTGCACGGCTGATCTCTGCAGACATAAAGCCGTTGCTCACGGTCTGCTGCACGCCGTTGACAAGCTGCGCCTGCTGGTAGAAGCCATCACACATGCCGTTGTTGATACCATCCATCTTGCGCTCGATGTTTGCAAAATCGGAGGTCAGGACGTAGCCATCAACGACGCCGGCACCGGTGTTGCCATTGCCGCCCCAGTTGCCGCCCCAGCCGCCGCAGAAGGCGAACAGGAACAAGATGATGATCCACCATGCGCCATCATTGCCAAAGCCAAAGCCGTTGCCGCCGTTGGTGTTTGCGGGCTGAACAGGCATGGTCAGAACCGCAGAATCGGAAGAAAGAGACATTTTTGTACTCCTTTCGTGTGTTTTGAATGATTTTTATGCTTGAACCGTGGCCACGGTTACGACTTAATGAAGAAGCTGTTGAAACTGATTTGCCATCGTTTGAAGCCAGTTCAACTGATTTTGAGACATTTTGCCGGATTGCAGCAGCTTTTGCACCTCTGCTTTCGGATCGCCCTGAAAATTCGCCTTAAACTGCTGGTACTGCCGCATCATCTGCCCGAACTGACCCATAGGGTTTGGCATGGCGGGCATACCGCCGCCTAGTGCATTAAAAAGAGGATTCGGCATAATTATTTGACCTCCGTTTCAGGCTTTGCAGGCTCTTGCTTCTCAAGTGCCGCACAGCGGGCTGCCAGCGCGTTAAACTCTGCCCGGGTGACAAACTCCACGCCGGGCTGCTGCGCCGTTTGTGGCGGCGTTTTTGCGGATGTGGTGCGCTCCTTGTAGTCAAACACCCGGAGGGGAAGCGGCATCCCGCTTGCATCGGTGCTCTTGATATAAAAAGCGCTGTTTTCGCTGTCCATCAGTAAAACGCTGTTCCCGGCGGCAACCATGTACGCCTTGGCTCCCTCCTCGCCTTGCACCCAGATGATGGACGGCGCCGCCTGCTGCGCAGCCTGACCGGGCATTGTCGGCGGCTGGTATGCGTTTTGCCGAAGCTGTGCAAGCTGATCCGGCATTGCCTGCCCATAATAGCCGGGCTGATATCCGTATGGAATGTATGGCATCGCTTAGTCCTCCTTGTACCAGTAAAAAATCGGGCACTCCCTGCCGCTGTCCCAGCTGTCCCACCACTCGCCGTTGACCACAGCCAGAACGTGACCAGAGCAGCCCAGAACGTAGATCCCGCGCGGGTACTCCCTTGCAAAATCCTCCACGGTGTAGCAGGTGGAGCAGTCTGCCTCGACAAGGCGGCGCTTAAATCCGCGCTTTTGGAGGTACGCACCCCATGTGCGGTTAGCGCTTGGCATATCGCCCAACGCGTAGCCCATCATGGCAAGCCCTACATACGCCTGCTCCCAGCTTTGCCCGGTGGCAGCTGCAACGGCTCGCACTGCACAGTCTCCGACGCTGCTGCCGCGCGGGTTTGGGTTGAACTTGTGCCACATGAGCGCCCCTCCTTTTGCGGTTATCATACCAGAATGCCACACCGGGAGAGACAACGAGCGTCAAACGAAGGACAAAAAAAGAAAAGCGCCCACACGGAAAAATCCGCATGAGCGCTTAACTGTTAAGGGCTTCACATTGGAAGCAAAAATAAAATATCACGTTTCAGCTTCCACGGCAAGCCTTTCGACAAAACTAGTGCGAATAAGACAAAATCCCCCACTTTGCCTACAAAGTACCCCGCGTGGAACGCAGGGCTTTGGCAAAGCAGGGGATTTTTTATGTTGCCAAAACGGCGAAGTCTAAAATCAAGAGCGGAACCGCACAAAAAGAAAAGCGGCATACCCGAAAGCCTGCCGCTTTTGAATTGCCTGAGCAGAAGCCCAAAGCTAATTCGTTGCTCATGATTATTATATCACACATCCAGCATTTTTTCAATGCCTTTCAGCCGGTAGCCTACCGCCGTCCGGCTGTAATGCGTCTGTGCTGCAATGTCCGGCAGCGGAAGCCGCTCAACGTACCGCAGTAAGGCTATCTTACGGTCTACCCTCCCAAGCGGTGCGCTTTTGATGGCGGCGGTCATCTGCTGTCGGTCAAGTCCTTGCAGCGCAGCGGGCAGCACTACACGAGCCGCCGCCACAGGCAGTACCGAGCCAAAAAGGCTGCGGCAGCTGTCCGGCGTTGCGCACCATTACAGGGACGTTACCGAGATGGTATGTTTTCGTGAGGTCGCGAAAACGTCCACAGACCATTTTCGTGACGTGCCGAAATTGCTCTTGTGCGGCGTACATTTTGTTGACGTCAACAAAATGGTCGTATGTAGTGCTTGCCATGATATCCTCCTTACTGCTTTTGCAGTGCCGCTTTCATGCGGTCAAAGAAAAACTGAATTACCTTGCTCATGGTCTCTTCGGTGATAGCCCAGCTGACCAGCTTGCCCCACCGGCTGTTATTGAGATAAGTGCGCAGCATCTTGACGCACCACGCCTTGCGCTCTGCTCCGCGTTTCGTGCCCTGAATTTCTCGCTCCGCTTGGTCGATGAGGTCAAGCACCAGCGTCTTGACCGCTGCGCCGTAGCCCAGACGGATGCCGCCCAAGGCGTAGAAAACGAACCCGCCCATCATCAGCAGCAGCGCCGCCCATGCGGGGAGAACAGACAAAAGCTTAGTTACCAGTGTTTCCATGCTTGGTTACTCCTTCCATTAAGTAGTTGTCGATTTTCGCCTTGCTGGCTTGCATGGCTGCCACGTTGTTTCCGGTCAGCTGCGATTCCAGCAGGGCACGGACGGCTTCAAGCGTCAGGCGGTTCACCTCGTCGATTTCGGTAAATCGCTCAAGGTCGCGGGTCAGGGCAGCACCATGCTGCAGCTGTCCCTGTTCCAGCGCACCGATGCGCCTTTCCATCTCGTCAAGACGCTTGTCCTGTGCTGCGTCCGGCGCTTGTGCCTTTTTGATGTACTTGTGGATGATGCCCAGCACCTTGTCCAGCGTAATCGCTGCAGCGCACACACTGCCAAGGATGCCCAGCACCCACAGCAAAGCTTCTTTTTCGGTCATTTGCCCTCCCGAAGACGGGTCAGGCCCTTCTTTCTGATGATACGGGGATAGTTGAGGGTAGTGACGTTGAGGTCTACGTTGCCCATGATGCCCGGCACGTTGCCCTTGCTGGTGTGCTGATGGGCATTGTACTTGAAATTTACCTTCGGGGTCTTGCCGGTGTAGTCGGCCAGCCAGACGTCCCACCGAGAGGACAGCCGAGCCATGTCCAGCTCGTACTTGTAACCGGTGTAGGTGTACAGCTGGGCGTAAAAGCCCATTTTCTCCACCTGCTCCAGCGCGTAGGCGGTGAGGTTGGTGAGGTCGAGGGTGCTCATGGGCTTGAGCTTGTTTTCTTCCACGTCCACCGCGAGGGGCATGGTAAGCTCCTTGCCGTAGACCGCCTGCCGCACAAGGGCAAGCTCTGCATCAGCCATCGCCTCGCTGGTGGCGTAGGTGTAGTAGTAGACCCCCACGTCCAGCCCGGCAGCCCGGGCGTTGCGGTAGTTGGTCTCAAATTTCGGGTCGACGTACAGCCCGTCCTTGCGTTTGCTCAGCTTGCTGTTGGTGGATACCGTCTTGAGCATGACCCCCTTGTAGCCCGCCGCCTTAATTTTGCGCCAGCCGTCGAGGGTGATTTTGCCTTGATACCGGCTCACGTCAATGTATCGGTAGGGTGGTGCGCCATCCCAGCCGGGAGGAGCAGCGCTTTGGGTGTCCACGGTGGACACCGGGTCAGAAGTAGAGGCATCTGCCGCTCGGGAGAAGGCGGAGAAGAGGGAAGCGAGGAAGTTAAGGATGGTGTGCAGCATTTTGAGACTCCTTTTTTTGTTTTTAAGATTAGATAAAAACTTTCTTTAGCTATCCAAATTTATTTCACGGTCTTCTCCAACGCCAGCCCTTATACATTTAATTTTGCGATTATCGTAATCCACAAATACCAAATCAAACGAGCAATCAGCTTTATAACTCTGATTATTGCCGCAATCAAGAGTGGCAATAATCGGGATACCGCTGTCAACAAGCGTATAATCGGCGTGGCTATGACCAGCCAACATAAATTCCACCCGTCCTGTAGCATCAGCAAAATTATAGTTTTTTTCATTCACGCTAATTTCGCTTCTCCGGTTATATGCAGAAGAAATTTGCAGCAGCAGCCTTGTCAAAGGCTGTACGTCATCCGGTACAGCACCGTCTGGAATCGCACGGTAAGCATAGATGTGCGCAGCGATTGCCACATGGTCGTATTGCTTTTTCGTTAGATTTTCAGCGAACCATGCCGCCTGCTCGTATCCGTAATTGTTATCGTAGGTAAGCGCCTGATTCTCTATGCCGGTATCGAAGCAGTAAAAATGAGTGTTTACTCCATTGAAATCGTAGTAGGCACGTCCTGTATCTCTGTACCACAAATTACGAATAGCCACCCGGCTTAAACGCGTTGTATATTTTTCGCTATTAGCATCTTTTTTGCCTTGATAGTTCGTGTCATGGTTCCCAACCAACATATAGAGTTTATCGAACATTGATCGACGGATGCCGTCAATATAGCCCATCTTATAGCAAGCCATTTCTGGGACATCGCTATTGCCAAGCCAATCTCCACCGCACAAAACGAAGCTTGTTGGCGTGCTGTTATAGTATTTTTGAATTTGCGAAACATACTCTTCCATCATAGGTTCGCTACCAATGTCAGTATGCGCAGTAAAGAGATGTGGGTCTGTAAACCATAAGAACGCCTCGCATCGATTGACTGTCACAACATTATTTATTTCATCTCCGTTAAACAGTGAAGAATATCTTTTGCAGACTGTGTAAAAATCTTTTGCACCTGTGTGATAAGAAGCGTTGAAATCCTCTCTTTGAAATTCATCAGATAGCAGATAACTGTCTTTTTTATCGTTATAGTCGCTTGTAGCATAACTTTCGAGAATTTTACCGCCATATTTCTTATAATAAACCCAATACAAAACAACAAAATTATCCGATCTAGCGTTAAGTGTATTTTGAACCTCAAAGGACATACTATCCAAATTAAACCCAAATCGTTTTTCACCGCCATTAAGGTTTATGCTAAATGTTTTACTGTCTGCATCCCACAATGCATAAGTGCTACCAATTTTAGCAGCAATATCCTCGAACGTATACGTTATCCGGCTTTTATTTTTAAAGTTTGCGATATATAACACATTATCGCCTGTCAAAGCAAATCCGTTAGCGTCCATACGTTCTATTTTTGTACTGTTTGTAAGTATTACATCAAAATCGCGCGCACTTAAAAAGCGCACTGTATTTGATAATGGATTGACAAGTTCCGCATAGTGTGCTGCGCAATCTTCAAAAATTTTACCGCCATATTGCTTATAATAAACCCAGTATAGAGATAAGAAACTGGTTGAACGTTTATTAACAGTTGACGCTGTTTGTACTTTTCCAGTCAAAAGGTCAACCCCGAATTGCTGTTCACTTCCTAAAGTCAAAGTAAATGTTTTTGTACTCTCATTCCACGTTGTGACATCAGGGAGTTCAGACGCAATATCAGAGAAGTTATATTCGATTCTACGTCGATTTGAAAGGCTTGTAAGATAAAAGCCGGAAGAACCAACAACGGTAAATCCATTGTTGGTTACGTTTGGTAATTTTGAATCCTTAAATATAACAACGGCATCAAAGTTGTTAGTATTAACTAAACCTTCCTTTAGCTGACCAACCGCATCTCCCGTAGCCTTCGCATCCGCCGCCTTGCCGGAGAGGGAGAGGGTGGGGTCGATGGCTTTCTGGATGTTTTCACCCGCCGTGTTGGAGAACTGCTCCACATACTCGCCCATCTGGGCGAGATCCTCGCGCACCTCGGATGCCATGACGGCTTTGCGGATGCCGTCAATTACTTCTTTAAACGGTTTCATCGTCTGCCTCCATCGTTTGCAGCGCATAAGACTGCACATTAGATGCGTACCCCTTGAGCGTGCGGCTCAGGTCATACGCGGTGGTTGCTTTGCGGGCGCTGAGCGCCTGCAGATCGGATATGCTTGAGAACTTTTTGCCGAAGGTAAACTCCTTTTTTGCGGGCTTATCCAGCGGCTCCACAAGCTTGTTGCAATTGATCCACACATCAATGCCATGGGGCGCGGAAATAATGTGCGTCAGCTTGCCGAAAGCGATGCGCTCCACGTCCACGCCCGCGTCCTTCAGGTCTACGGCTTTTACCGTGATGCCGTCCGCAAGGCGTAAGTGCTTGCAAAGCTCCATGTCGGCCTCGTCCTGCAGGGACTGCTGTGTGTTGCCCGTGCCGTCCAGCACAATATACCGGGTGATAAGTCCGTAAAGCTTCTGGGCAGTTTCATCGTTGGCGGTGGCGGTCAGAGTATTGGTGGTTTCCCACAAAAACCAGCCGCTTTTTTTCTTGCCGATGGCGATTACTCGGGTGACAATATCCTCTGCCTTGACGTAGCTGGTCAAGTCCAGCAGGTTCGTGCCGAAGGTGATGCCCTGCGTATTGCGTTCTGTTGCATCCTGTACATAGTCCAGCCGCCTGACGGCTATATCCAAGTCTGGCATTATCACTTCGCGGCGCGGGCACAGGTAGCCGCCGTACACATCCACAAGCTCGCTTTGCAGGATGTCCCACGTTTTGCCGTAGTTCTTGCCGTCGCCGAAGCCGTGCAGCTCCTCCACAAGCTGCGGGGTGTAGTCTGCGGACTTTTCCCCGCCGACGTACACGTTGACCGTGCCGTCTTTTTCCGTCTTGATGCTGTACGTTTTGGATTCGGTGTCCTTTTTGGTCACCTTTATGGTGGCGTCAAACTTATAGGTTTCTATCGGCGTGGTGATGGAAGGATTTACAATGGTCTGCTCTGCATCGTAAGTCTTGCTTCCCTGAGAGACCGCGTTCCGGCGGAGGGTGAACTGGTTGTCTCCTGTGCGCCAGATGAGATAGTCTTCTCTGGTCTTGATCTCGTTTAGTGTCCAGCTCTTTTCTGGAGGGGTCTGCACGTCCTCATAGTCGGAAAATACTGTTGAGAATATTTCAATGAGCCGGTTTTCGTTTTTGGAGTACAGCCCCCAATCTTGACGGTAGTCTCCGTCTGCATCCGGGCTACTGGCCGCATAGTCCAGCTCCATATAGCACTTTTCGGCTACCGGAACATACCGCCGCTGTTCTTCCACGGTTACATTGCCGATATAGAACTGCTTGTACTCATCGGTAAGCTTCGTGTGGTTGTCACAGAGAAAGTCCAGAAACTGCCGGATGGTCACGTCCTTGGCGGTGTAGGGCGGCACATCGGTGTCGTTGAGGTAGGCAAGTTCGCCCTCACAGTACACCTTCTGCCGCAGCAGAAAATCCTGCTCGTGGTTCATGACCCGGCCCTGCCAGATTTCCTTTCCGTCCTGTTCCACGGATATCACCGTTTTCAGCTTTTGCAGGGCACTGTGCGCCACGTTGCCCAGCGGGATGGTAAACTCCAGACTTCCGGCCTTGCCAAACTCCCGGGTCAGGGTGGGGCTGATCAGCTTTGTGGTCTCCAACGCAGAGCCGGGCGCATAGATGCAGACCTTGTCCTCCATGTCGTATGCGGTATATCCTGTGCCTGCGTATATCTTGTAGCTCATAGGCTTGCCCCCAGATACTTGATGGTGATGCTGCTTGCAGCGGTGGCGGTAAAGGTCAGGGTAACGTTTTCGCCGTCCGGGATATCCAGCCCCTCCAGATACTGCCACTCGGTCGTTTTGGCAAGGCTGCCCGCATAGGACTTGTTGACCTGCAACGACACATTTGCCGCGCTTTCGCCGCGCTGGAAATAGACCGCCGCGGTGTGCGGTGCGCCGTAGATGACCACGTCCACCGGCGTATTGGCGGGCAGTGCAATGCTGCGGTAGTCCCGCAGGATGTCCGTCTCAAAGTTGATGTCATCCCACCGGATGTCTTGCGTGCCGTCGTAGACGTTATACTTGTACGGGTTGCAGCTGCCGGTGATGGTGACCGTAGCGGAAAGCCGCCCCGGCACGAATTTGACGTGCCACAGCCCCTCCCAGTACCACGATGGATCATCGTCAAACACGCATTGCAGCCACTTGCCTTCAAGGGCGTTGTGCAGGCGGCTTTGCAGTACCTTCCACAGCTTTTTCGGCGCTGTGCACAGCAGCTCCATGGTGATGGAGCGCTTTTTGTAGTGCACCTTGCCGTCCAGAGAGGTAGTAAGGTTGAGCAGCGTGTCAGAGCCGGGTATCTGCACAAGGGTCTCGTCTGGTTCGGGCTCCCCAATGTTCGGGCTGCCCACCTTCATGTACAGCCCCCACGTTGCAAGGGTGTCGTAGTTGCCCATCTTTGCGCTGTGAATCGCCATTTAAACACCCCTTTCTGCCCGCAGGGTATACACGCCCATGCTGGTGTCCATGTTGGTTGCAAGGCGAGGTGTGATCATGTCGGCCACCTTTTCGCCGTCCATGACCAGCTGACCGGTGCCGATGTCCGGCAGGTGCTCGTCCAGCATATCGCGGATCTGCTGCAAAATGCCCAGCTGTGCATCCGTGCCGGTGGTCTTTTCCATATAGCGGTGCTGCATGGCTGCCCGGGTGGAGAACTCGGTCAGGCTGTCGTACACGTCATGCCCGGCAAAGGGGCTTTCGTAGTGGCTCACAGCCTGCCCGCCGTTGCTCTTGCCCTTGCCGAACTTTGCAAACAGCGCAACGCCCAGCGCCACCACGCCCGCCACAATGGCGATGATCGCGGCAACCTCCGGGTTCGAGATAATCAGGCTGCCAACCTTTGCGATCAGCCCGCCTGCGCCTTCTGCGATCGTGCCAAGGCTGCCCATGCTCCCGGCAAGGTTTGCAATATCCGTGCCCGCGTTGAGGGCCAAGCTGCCCATGCCGGAGCCAATGGTGTTCAGCACGCCCATGATATTGCTTCCGGCGTCAGAAACGTTGATGCCCAAATCCTGAAATACATTACTCAAGCCCTTAACGTCCGTTGTAATGCCGTTTGCATCTGCTTTGATGCCGTTGGACATGATCTGCTTAAAAGCGTTGTACGCCTCGCTCAGACCGCCGCTGGAATACGCCTCGTTGATGGCTTCCAGCGCCTTGTTTGCCCAGTCGGACAGGACTTCGCGCTGCTCCTGTGACACCTCGCCCCACATCATGTTGACGATATCCAGCCCAAGCGCCGCCCAGTCCTGATTTTTGAGGTCGGTGTACAGGTTTTTGCCAAGCCTGAAGATACCGCTGTTGAACTGCTGCTGCGCCTTGCTCTGGTTCTCTTCAATGCGTTTTTGGGTCGCCTTGATGCTCTTGTCGATGTTCTGTGCGGTCTCTGTCACCTTGTCCTGCACGCCGTCAACGTAGCTGATGACCTTGGTGTAGGTCTGCCGCACGCCGTCCACAATGCGCTCGCCGGTCTCGGTGGAGGTGGTCTTGATGTGCTGGCTGCCGTCCGCGTAGGTTTCCACGGCTTCCTGTGTTGTGGTGGTGATGCCGTTGAAGGTCTTTTCTGCAATGGTGGTCAGGGTGCCAAGCAGTGTCTTGGACATATCGGCGTAGACCTTCTTGGTCGTGGTGCTTATTTTGCCGTTTGTGTCCGTAACTTTCTTGGTCACAAGCGTATAGGTAGTAGCAACGCCGTTGACCATCTCTTTACCGGTCTCGGTGGTGGTCTCTGTCACGCGGTCTTTGATGTTGCCCGCTGCGTCCTTTACCTTCTCCTGCAGGGTCTCAACGCTTGTAGTCACGGCGCCAAGCGCGTTCTGTGCGGTGGTGGTTGCGGTGTGCGACACGGACGCTATGACGGTTTCGGTATTGGATTTTGCGCCGGGGCTCTTGCCGGAGGAACTGGAAGGGCTTGTGACGATGGAACTGCCGCCGCTCGCGGCCGCTGCTTCTGCTTGTCGCTCGGACCAGCTTTTGTTGCTTACGCTTTTGCCGGAAAGAGCATTCTGCCGTAGCCGGTCCCTGTTGCTTTGCTTTTGCTTGTCTGACTTGTAGTCGTCGTAGTTGTCGTACCCTGCGTAAGCATTTTTGCCCAGTGCCTTGTTCAGCCAAAAACTCGCCTTATCCATCGCATTAACGGCTGCATTCCCAAGCTGCCCAAACTTTTTGATGATGGCACTGATGGGATTATCCAGAGAAAGAATTGCGTTCCCGAGACCCTTCCAGCCGTCCTCCTTGTAGGCTTCCTGCGCTGCGACAACCATGTCGTTCAGGTGGCCTATCACAACTCCGATGCCGGAAGAAAGGTCACCGGTCATAAGCCCTGCAAGCTGGCTGACGTTATCCTTCAGGGTGGATATACGCCCGTTCATGGTCTGGCTCTGGGTGTCCATTGCATTGTAGTAACGCCCGCCCTCCTCGCTGGCGGCTATAAGCGCCTGCGAAAGAAGGTTGTAGCTGATGGTCATGTTCTGGACTTCCTGCACCGATTTGCCGGTGTAATCTGCCAAGATTTGATAGATATTGATGCCCGCATAGGCAAACTGCTTGATGTCGATTGCGGACGCTTTGCCCACATTGGCGATCTGCTGCAGGTTTGCAGCCATGCGGGATAGTTCGGCGTTACCGCCGCCGGTTGCGGAAACTGCATCGCCAAGTGCGTTGATAACCTTGCGTGAATACTCTGCGTTTTCGCCCGCACTGATGAGCAGCTGGTTTGCCTGCGTCAGGGATGCCACGTCAAACGGGGTGCGGGCTGCGTCCTCCTGAATGGCCTGCATGGCTTCCTGTGCGGCCTGTGCGCTGCCCAGCATATTGGTAAAGCCGGTGGTGTACTTTTCTATCTGGGCGTTATAAGAAATGCCCATCTCCACAAAGCCCTTTGCAAGGCCTACCGCTTTTGTCCCAAGCGAAGTAAGCATATTTGCAAGGACAGTCGCTTTTGCGCTGGCTGCTGCAAACTGGTTTGCCATGCCTGAAACGCCGCTCCCGGCTGTGTTTGCGCTGCGGTTCAGCGAGTTTGCGGCGCTTTGCGTCTCTTTTCTGGCCTGCTCGATGCCCTGCTCATACTCGGAGGTATCAAGCCCCAAAGTGGCCATCAAATTGAAAATAGTCAGGTCTCACCACCTCCGTTCTGCTCTGCGGCTTTTTTACTGTCTGCAAGCGTTTTTTCCCAGCACGCCTGCGCTTCTTCCAGTGTGGTTTCGTGTCGGCGCTGGGATAGCGGCTTGTCGTACTCTTCCATGATCTCGCTGAAGGACTGCTCCACCTGCTGCCCCAGCGATACAGCACAAAGAAAAAGCATATCAGCCGTGTACAGCTGGTATGCCTTTGTGCGCTGGCGTTCGCGCATCTCGCTGATGACGAACCAGACGAAATACTTTATTCCGTAGGCGCTGAGATGCTGGAGGTCAGCGCGGCAGAGGTAGTGCCAAAACTCAGGCCGTTCAAGTCGGCCAGCGAGGACAAAAAATCCTGCATATCCTCCTGCATCACGGACTTGGTAAGCGCAGTGAACGCCTTGGGCAGGGTGTCTTTCTCGCCCTTTTCCAGCGTGTACAGCTGGTGCAGGGCGTTCATGGTGCGCTGCGGGTCAAGCTTCATCAGGGGCTTGATAAAGTCCAGCGCAGCCAGCGCAAACTCGCGCGGGGTCAGCTTTTTCTTGCCCTCTGCGGTTTTTGCAGGCTCTGCGCCCAGCAGCTTCATGGCGTTGGCAACGATGGTCTCCCGGGCGGCTTTGGTCTCTGGGTTGTCTACGTTGTCCTTTGCGTCCATGATCATGCGAGTAATGCCGTCCACCGCATCATACAGCTTGGGCAGGGCTTCCACGGGGTCAAGATTGATGGTAAGAATCATTACTCTGCCTCCTTGACGTAGAACTCCATAGGCACCTTGCTGGTGTCGGTCATGTCGTAGTGTCCCTTCAGGCTCAGATTGAGGTTGCCATTGCCGTCCTTAGTGGTTTTCAGCTCAAGGCCGCCGTCGCTGGCAGCTTTCATAAGCCGGATTGCGGCATCACCGCCGCCGACCAGATTGCCGTGCCACCAGATATCCTGAAAGTCCGTGTCCTTGTAGTCCTCACGCACGGTGATCTTGTTGGCTTCCACGTCCGCAGCGCCCAAGGAAAGCCTGATGGTGTCTGCGCTGATAGTCATGCAGGTGGTAGACAGACCGCAGTCCCAACTTTTGATGTGCTTCAGCTGATAGGTGTTCTCGGGAACTTCGTCCAGACCCTCGCCAAAGTCCACGGTGTTGGGCTTGCAGGTGATGGAGATGCCGCCGGAGGTCAGACAGACCATATCCTCTGCTGCAATGGGAGTTGCTTCGGTCGTGTCAAACTTCTTGAGAAGCTGACCCGCCTGAAATTGCAGCTTTTTGAAAGCATCCGGCGAAATGGCGTGATACATTTTGTCCATGCGTTATCCTTTCTCACACCACAAAGGATGTGACGTCAAAAGTAAGGTATGTGCACAGGTATTTTTCCGGGGGGTTGTCCATAGACTGCGCCCACGGATTGCCCGCGCATAAAAGAATTGCGCCGCCCTCGCACTCGATGGTAAGCCCATCCCCGAGGGCAGCGCGCATCTCATCTGTTTTGCGGATGATGGGTAGCTTGCCGCCGTCTACCGGATACCACAGCCGCGCATGAAAGGTGCTGCTCTCGTCAAAACCTTTGGGGATGACCGGCAGCACCGTGATATAGGGCAGGGAAGTGCCCTGCGGCACGAAATCCTCCGGGTATACCGGAATATTGAACAGCGTAAAATAGCTGTTCAGCGCCGTGGTAATGGCTTCTGCTGCGCCCATCAGGAAAGCACCACCTTTTTGCACTGCACAACGGCAAGATTCATCCCGCTTTCGGCGGGGGAAATCTTGTCGCTGCTCGCGGTGGTCACCTCATAGGTCTGCCCATCGTCCAGCCGCTTGATGCGGTCGAAGGGGGACAGCTTGATGCCCTTATCCACATAGAGGGAGTAGGTGGACGCCGTGCCCTGCTGCTCTGCCTGCTGCGCTTCAATAGTCTGGTCGTGCCGTTCGATGGCGAGGAACTCCATGCCGTCCTCCCATGTGGTGGTAGAGCCAAACAGGCCGTCCGATACCAGCTTTTTTTCCATGAAGCAGAACTTTTTTGTAAAATTCTCCATCACGGTGAACTTGGTAAAATCGTTTACAGGCATTACAGTTTCCTCCATTGGTTGATCTCCCGGCGGTAGCGGGTGCAGCCGTCTGCGGGCAAGCCGTCCGTGCCGGTGGCCATGGCGCCGCTCCATCCGTTGAAGGACTGGGAAACATAGCGCCCACCGCCGGGCGTGGCTGCATCGTAGTCGGTGATCTTCTTGGCAAGCTCTACAAACACGTTGGGAACCCGCATAGGCTGTACCGTGCCGGTGAAGGTTTCGGGGGTCAGAGGCTCGCCCGCCTGATGTACGCCGTCATTGAAGATAGAGCCCTCTATTTTGTAGAACTGGTGCGGCGCAAGCCCGGACAGGATGTTTTCGGGATCCTCTGCAAGCACGTCCGTGTTGGAGTTGATCGCATCCCAGATATAGTCCACGCCAATGATGAACCGCCCTGTAAACGGTGCATCGTACCGGTCAAAGAAGTTTCGCGTGTACACGCACAGTTCTGGCACAGTCATGCGGGGTCACCTCCAAATTATCAGCCCAGAGAAAGCATCTGACCGATGCGGATGTTCTCCAGCTTCATTTTGCGTTCCCAGTTCTTGGTTGCAGTCAGCTCTGCATCCGTAGGAGAAGCGCCAGTAACGTTATCTGCCTTGAAACTCATTCCGTTCGGGTGGATAACGCGGCCTTCCTTGGTGTACAGCTTCTGGATACCGGCCTTGCTCTCGGGGTCGTAGTCGGTATAGTACGGATTCTCGTAGTTGGTTTTTCTGCAACCAATGAAAGAGCCTTCTCCCAGAACATAGGTCTTGTATGCAGTGGTTGCTGCGCCGCCGTTGATAGCTTCGTCTGTGATGGACGCAGTGGTAAAGGCGTTGTTGACAATGACCACCATGCCGCCGATTCGCGCCAGCTGAGAAGCCTGCGACAAAGCGCCCGGGGTGGTGTACTTCTCGAACTCGACGAGGTTTGCGGCCTGATATTTTGCAAAGACGGTGGAGTGCATGACAAGCAGACCGCCGCTCATTGCATGATCGCCAAAAGCGGCCTCCTGCGCATAGATCAGAGATTCAGGCGTAACCTTGCCGTCATTCACCTTGGTGATGTCGTAGATGTGCTTTTTGAGATCGGTGGTGGACAGAACGGCGTTCGTGATGGTCATAAGGGTGTTCTGCCAAACCTGACGGTAGTAGTGCGCGACCTGATTTGCAACGTGTTGCATGGGAGCGGCGCCGGTCAGTTCCTTGGTAAAGTCCTGAGACTTCCATGCTTTCATCCGCTGGACAAGCATGGTGGTCTGCTTGTTACCGGATACTTCAGTCGGAGTGTTGTCGGTATTGCCGTCATTGTTCAGGGGCTTATCAAGGTTTGCGTCCAGTTCCGTGTAGAACGGAATGGTTGCAACGTTGCCCTTTTCGCCGATCAGTCCCATGATGGAGGGGTCATCCTTGATAACGCCGGATGCTTCGATGCTGGTGTCAATGGTGTTCTGCTCGGCCATGTAGTCTCCGAACACCTCAACGTCAAAAGGATAGCCGCCAAAAGTATTGCTCTGTGCCATATAATTGCCTCTCTTTCTTACTTAGCCCTTACTCCGGAGCTGCTGGTACAGTTCGGGGTCGCTGTTCTTGAGTTTGATTCGATCATCGAGATTCATTTTTTTGAAATCTTCAGGGGTCGTTCCAGCGTAATTTGCGGGCGGGTTGTCCACCGGTGCGCCCTTGGTGGATGTGCTGCCCACATAGTCGCTCCAATCGGTTTTCAGGCTCTCAGCCAGCTTGTCCGCGTTCTTCACATTGCCCTTGCTGTCCAGTTCCATCTTGTCGATGTCCTCGCCAGACAAGCGCACGATGCGGTCAAAGTACTTTTCCAGCACACCTGCGGCCTTGAGCTGCTCCCGGAACTTGGATTCCTTTGCGGCTCTGGATTCCTTTGCGGTCTGCTGGGTCTTGTAGTCGGTCAGCGCCTGCTCTGCGGTCTGCTTACCGCTGTTGGCTGCGTCCCGTTCTTTTTCCGCTGCAACGCGGGCGTTTTTCTCGGTATCCAGTTCGTCCCGGAGGGCATCGGTCTCCTCGTGCAAGGCGTCCAGAATGGCTTTTGCCTTGTCATCGTTGGAGGTTTCGGTGTTTTCCAGAATCTTGCGGATATCTGCTCTTTTGAGTGCCATGTGTGTTCGTCCTTTCTGCCCTTGCTTGGGCTGCCATGCTTGGCAATAAGGTTTAATTTGCCGGACGTGCTGCCGGTGTGGTGCCGCCAGTAGGATTTGAACCTACGACCTTCCGATTACAAGACGGCGGCTCTGCCAGATTGAGCTATAGCGGCATAAAAAAGCGGCTGACGCTGTGCGCCAACCGCTGGATATTGAGTTTTAGTTATCCTGTGCTTCTCGAACTGCAATCTCTTGCAGTTCTTTGATATGATCCTCCACCGCCGGGCGCAGGAAGGGGCGGGGAGCCATGCCCCGGGTAAAGTGCCATTTGCCGTTGAAGTCTTGCCAGACCCACGGCGTTTTGCGTCCGTTGCCCTTCTCTGCAAAAATACCGGTGCCTAACTCCACATAGAGCGAATACAGCAGACCGGAGCCCACGGTCACGGTCTTTTGCGCCGCAGATACAACGTAGGTAATGGATGCTTTCAGCGCACCGCCCACATAGCCCTCTATGCCGGTGCTGTCTGCCGTGCCGGTGGGCACAAGCAGCTGTGCATAGTCCTGCACCTTCATGCCCCAAATGGTCAGCACACGCTCCACCCATGCTTCCAGCGCTTCATGCAGCTGCGGGGTGTTGTCGGTGAATTTGATGTCGTAGTTAAAGTTCATGGCTCACTTTTTCTTCCTTTTCCTCGAAACAAAGCCAATCCATGCGCCGCCCTGTTCAACCGTTACGCCAAACGGCTTTTGTGCCAGCTGCATCAACTTTGTACGGTCACTCGAAGTCATGCCCTTTAGGTCAAAAGCAACTTTCGGGCCGCTCTTGTCCCAATATGTGGTATGAGACGGAGAAGAACCATCGCCACTTCGATATTTGTTGAGGTCAACGCCAGCTTGCTCTTTTACGAAAGATACAACGTCGTTATGCGTTTTCTTGTATCTGGAACTATCCACAACAACGGCGGCTCTCTTTGCCTCTTCTGCCGCAATTTTGCTGTAATCGGTGACCCATTTGCCATTTACAAAAGATTCAAACTCGTGTTCGTTGGCGTTCCCTCCGCCCGCTCTCGCGGAACTTCCCGAACCTCTTTTACTCACGGTAATGCCTCCTCTCGTATTGAAATGGCTTAATTTTTGTGACATTCCAGTCAAATTCCGCCGGGCATTTGCCATACCACAAAATACCGCTCGGTTGCAGCACTTCCAACGCCTTACGGCAGTGCTTAGCAAAGCATTCCGCTTCGTATGGGTCGGATTGTGTGCCGTGGCTCGAAATGCTCACGATGGCGTTTCTGGGCTCGCCGTCAAAGCACCAGTCATAGCTTTGTTTTCCGCACCAGCAAAGCGTTGGGATAACGTGAATGCCGTGCGCCTGCCAGTATGCGGCCAGCCAGTGCTTTTTGTAGTGCATGAAAAGCTGCACCGCAAGCGGCATATCACTGTACAAAGAAAAATCCGGCGAACATACCGCGCCGAACTGCTGCAAAAGGGAAATGTATTTGTCAGGGTTGTTCCAGAACCGTTCAAATTGGTAATCGTCCTTGTAAAAATGCACGCCTTTTGTGGCCTTGTCTTTGGCGGTCAGCGCATAATTGACCGGGATCCATTCCAGCTTGTCAATGCGGATATCCGTTTCTGGATTGATAGCAGGGATGCCGTACTTACCCACACCGGGAAATATCATCCTCTCGGTGTTTTCCATTGGCAGAATCACGGTTCATCCCTCCTAGCCTTACTTTTTCTTGAGTTTTTTTCCTGTTTTCCAGTTGTAACCACGTTTTTCCAGCGCACGGCGTGCTGCCTGTGTTGAAGGATTGTCAGGATGCCCTTTCGCTTTGCCCATCAAAACTTCAACACGGCTCTTTTCTCTGATTGTGCCAGACGCAACGCCCGCTTTGTATTCTGCAATAGCAGACTCTCGCCTTGCGGAATACTGTGCAGCGGCCTCGTGGGCTTCCCTTTGCATTTTTTCCGTTTGGCGGCGTGTCAAGCCGTGAGGAATACGCATCTTATCGTCCATGTAATCGCTGATGGGCGAACTTAAGCCACGTTTTGCGAGAAATTCATCAAGCGTAGTCTTCTCACTGCTCGCCCTTGTAGAACTTCCAGAGCCTCGTTTACTCATTTTTGGAACTCTCCTTTCTGCGTTTTCGCTCTTTTGCCCACCACATCTGTTCGGCTTCCGTGCCACCCTTTGCCTTGTACCACTCGGTATAGGTCAGGTCAGATGTGACCTCTTTTGTAGTGTTGTCCCGCCGCTGTGAGTTCTGCCGTGGGTACTTTACAAGCGCCCCGGTCACTTTGCAGCGGCAGTGATAGACCATTTCCGGGGCGGCGTTGGGGTCTCCCGGGTACATGATCTCATAGCCCTGCACCTTAAACGGCTCGTTAAGGTCTGCGGTCTCCTGATCCAGCAGCCGGTGCATCTCGCGGGTGCGGTAGTCCAGCGTGCTATTCCAGCGCTTCTGCACCTCAATGCCAATGGCTTGGGCGTTGCGCAGCTGCTGCATCGTCCCGGCGTTCTGTGCGCCTGTAAGGGCTGTGATGGCGTTGTTCATCGCCCAGTGCACCTCGGTGTCTGCCATGCCCTGCACAGCCTGCACGGCGATGTCGTGGACGCTCTTGCCCTGCACGATGCCCTGCATGACGTACCGGTTGAACACCCGGGCATCGTAGGTTTTGTTGCTCTCGCTCTTGATGCGCTTGTTTGGCACAAGCTTGGGGTTTTCCACCAGCAGGCGCTTGACTGCCTCGGTGTTGTACAAGGTCAGTCCGAACGCCACGCCTGCGGCCTGTTCCAGCTCGTAGAACGCAAAATTTGCGCCAAGGGCAAAGATATCATATTGTTCATCACGCGCCAGCTTGTACGCGGTCTGCTGGGCTGTGGTGCACGTCTGGGTGATGCTGTCCAGCTTCTGGTGCATCAGTTCGGACTGAAACACCTGATTCCGCAGCCATGTGCGATAGTCGCTCTCGGTGATCTTCCCAGCTTCCAGCTGCGCCCGCTTGTAGGCGTCCAACTTCTGGTAATGCTCCAGAAACTCGGTCAGCTGCTCGGTCATTTCCAGGCGGGCTTTTCCATAGACCCGTAAAATGCGGCGGCGCAGGCGGTTCAGCTGCCGGGTGGAGATGCGGTCAAGGTCAGAAGTGGTGCTCATGGTTTTTATCCGACTTGATAGCATAGACAAGTTCAGGCGTCAGCTTGGGCGGCTTTGGGTCTGTCGTTTTGCAAAAAAGCGAATCGCCGCAAAAAATAAACCCATTTCCGCTGATGGATAAACTCGGCTCGTCATTCCTGATGTGTGCTTTCATTTTCTTTGTCCTCATCGTCCTCGTCTGTGGTCTCCCGCGTTGCGCTCTCAGCCATCAGCGCAGCCTTTGCCTGCTCCTTCTGTTCTTGTGTAAGGTTCGGCAGCAACTCTATTGCCATCTCGTTTCCGATGATTGTCGCTTCTGCAATCGCCATGTCTACTTGCTCCTTGGTGTTGGAGATGCGCACATGGGTGTACTGCGGCTTTGCGTCCGGCAGACCGGCGATCTTGAGCACCTGACGAACAAACTTGGTGATTTGCTGTTCAAAGTCGCGGGCGTTCTCGTCCAGCGGCTGATAGGCGGCTTCCAGATGGTCGTTGGTGCTGTTTGCGCTTACGCAATGTACATCCAGACCGCCGAAATCCTCATACAGGGAACTGTGCAACCGCTGCAGCAGGGTCTCCCGCGCCTGTGTGGGGATCTCCTGCGTGTAGGGCTGCACACTGCCGCCGTTGTCTCCGGCGTTGTCTACGTTGGCGGCGTGGTTGAACCGCAGCCGCTGCATGAACTTGCGCAGATCCGCGTCATTCATGCCGCCGTAGTTGGAGATCAGCCAATACACTTGCGCACACTCGCGCAGGTCATCGCAAAAGCCGTTTACGATCAAGTCAATGTTGTCAATATAACCTTTGAGGTTGACAAGCGTGCTCTGCTTGGAGCTGCTTCCCCAAAGCGGCACAATGGGAAGTGTGCCGTACCCTTCACCCTCCACGATCTCGTCCCCTGCGGGGGTGGTAGTCGTGGTGGTTTTGTAGGGCTGCTGTTCGCCGTCCTGATGTAGCAGGCGCTCGCCCTTGCTGTCCTCTGTGTAGCGGGTGTATCCGCTCTCATCGTACAGCACCGCGTGCATGGGCTTGTCCGGCTGCAAGCGCCAGAACCTGATACCCGCACGCATGGTGCCGTCCTTCTCATCGTACAGCGGCGCAAACTCGGTCAACTTGAACACGTCCAAGTGGTCGTTGTTCCAAAATCCAAAGCTTTCCCCGTGGATGCAGGCAAGGTAACCCAGCCGGTAAAGCTGCTCGTCAAAGCTTTCGCCCAGCTGCGCTTTTACTTCGTCTGCGTCCGGCAAGGTGATGCCGTTTGCAAGACTATACGCCACACGTTGCACGTTGAGCCGGTGGAAGGAGTTGCTTTTCACGGTCTCCGGGCGGGCTCTCTTGGTGATGCCGTTGAGTTTGTAGTCGATATCCGCGATCGCGTCCAAAAAATCATCAACGCCGGTGTTGAGCTGCCTGTCGTACTTATCAGCCTTTTCAGCGGTACGCACTGGTGCGCTGTTGGCGTGCTCTGCGATAAAACTCTGCACAAAAGCGGTTTTTGCGGCAGGGTCGTTCTGCACCGCTTCAAGGTCTTGGTATGTTCTCACTTGCTTCGCTCCTTATTTTCCGGGCTTGTGCCACACAAGCTCCATGGCGTATCGTGTAGCGTCAATGTGATGGTTATCGTGGTCTGGGTATCCGGGCAGCGGATCGCCGTTCTTGTCCGCATCATACTCGTACTCGGTGAACTCCTTCAGAGTGTCCGGGCAGCGCGCCGGATCAATGACGATGGCGGTCAGGCTTTGCAGCCACTTCACGCCCTGCCCAACGCTGTTGGGGCCTTTTATAGCGGGCAAGCACTTAATTCCCCATGCAGTATAGTCGGTGCAGCTCTTTGGCTCGGCGCTGTCACCGGTCAGGCGCTCGCTCTCCGGGTGCTCCATAACGTGCCGGTCTTGTAGCATCTTGAACGTATCCTCGTTGCGTGTGCGCCGCACGGTGATCTCGTCATAGATATACAGGGTCTTGCGGGCTGCGTCGTAACTCATGCAGTTATAGGCAAAGGGGTCAGGATACCAGCCCCAGTCAATGCCGTGATACTTGCGCTCAAACCTTGCGGGGTCTATCTTTTCTGCCCGGATGTTGGTAAAGACTTCCTTGCCGCAGCCAGTCACCTCGCCAAGATACTCGTGCTTGTAGGCGATCAGGTTGCGTTTCTTTAGTTCTTCGGCATCATCCAGAAATCGCTTGCCAAGCCACTCCTGCGGCACCATCGTGTAGTCGGAGTGCTGGATGATCTTGCGGTCGCGCACTTCCAGAGCATAACGGTTTGCCCAGTTACGGGGTGATGCAGGCGGGTTGAAGCTCTTGAACGTGAAAGAGAAATCTCCTCCACGCAGACAGGACTGTTCCACGTTGCGGATTTGTTCCTCTCCGTCATACTGGTCTAGCTCTTCAAACCATAGAATGCCGATGTATCCGCGCGGTAGTTTGATAGATTTAAGCTTGCCGGGGTCATCCAGACCGAAGAAGAGGATCTTCTGACCGGTATTTTTGTTGGTCATCTCCATCGGGGAAACCGTACACTTCCACATTCCGGGTTCCAGCTGGTCAACTGCCCACTGCATCTGTGCATACACGGATGTGCGCAGGGTATTGCCCACCTTGCGGATGCATACCGCGTTGCAATCCGGGTGCAATTGCAGAAGTTTGATAACGCCGATGCTGCAGAAGCTGGATTTTGTGGAGCCACGTCCACCCTTTTCCAGCGCTTCGTCTGCATCGCCTCGCATGATCTTCTGCCATGTCGGCAGGAATTGCGGGGCCAAAAGCTCGAACAGCCTGTTTTCGGAGACTGCCGGGCTTGCGCTTTCGTTTTCTTCTGTTTTTTCCTCTTTGTTGTCCCAGCCAAAGTTAAACTTCAGGCTGAATTGTGCTCCGTTCGTTCCGTCCCGGTCGAACAGCCTCTCTTCGGAGTATTTTTCGCACCGGGCTTTTGCGCGCGTAATCGTGTTTACAAATTCCTGCTTTCCTTGATATTCCAGCAACGATTTTCGCGACGCAAACCCCAAAGCCAACGCTAATCCTGTGACAGTGGGCGGACGCTGATGCAGATATATTTCATTTCCGTACTTATCCAGAACCGGTGCTCCATTCGCGTCCTTCAAGAGCTCTCCTTCGCAGTCAGCAAAGTAAGCATCTATCTTTTCCTGCATTTCTGCGGAATTTTTATATTTCGGCGGTGCGCCTACCGGATTCTTTTTCTTGTAGGTCATTTCCACCACCTCTCATGTAAATGAATTTTTATACTGTTCGACAAATCGCTTTTGAACAAACAGCTTTTCAGTGTTAGAACCGCCTTTATTCCCAGTGCCCATAGAAGATTGCTTCTTTATGCTTGCAACTTCCAAACATTCATATGGCGCTTCATATTCGCTGACAACCACCATGAACGGAACTTCCGAAAGCCACTTTTCAAACGATTCATGGTCAAAACCATGTTTATAGCCTGTGCAGTTTGTTTGTTTATAGGGGGGGTCTGCGTATACAACTGCATTTGATGGAATTTGCACATCCCTATAATCACTCTGCAAGCGTTCAAGATTCTGCAAGCGTTCAAGATTCTCTAGTCTTGCAAGGTGATCTAAATCATAGAGCCTTTTATGCTTTACTTGATGTCCGATCCACTGTGAATAGAGTTTTTTATATTCACCGTTGTTTGGCTTGATGTCCTTTGAACTTCCGTCCGAATTGATTCCGAACTCACGCAAAAGCGATGTATCGCCAAACACTCTTGCGTAGTGCAAAGCCTTTTTCCACGGTTCAATCTCTTTTGAGTAGAGGTAATCCGTGCGATTATTTCCAAAGCTCCAGCAAAGCGAAACGTAAGGGTCGGATTCTTTCAGACGGTGAAAATCTTCACGGCTAATCCAACGCTTTTCATTGGCGTACTTGCCATGAACGGCATTCATAAACAACTGCGGTGCATCGCCAATGTCATTTGCTACAACGCGATTCCATTTTCCGGACAGTAATGCAGCGTGCGTGACCGCACAGCCACCAGCAAACAGGTCAATCAGCGTGTCACCAGCAGGAAGATTAGAGATAACCCACTGTGCAATTTTGTTCTTGCTGCCACGATACGGCACACCATATCTCACGGTTGGCATCTCCTTTCCTGCAAAACAAAAGCCGCCCACACGGACGGCAGAATATCAAAATAAGCAGCGCTCTGTACATTCAGTTTTTCGGACAACGTAAACGGTGGAGCGCCGCTGCATCTGGAACTTTCGCCGCCATATGCCCGGCTATCTGCGCAGCCCCCTCACAGGGTACGCAGCTGGCATTCCCGGCAGGGCTCAAACCTGCAGCCTGCGGTTTTGGAGACCGCTGTTCCATCGCTTGAACTACGGGAATATAAAAAGCCGCCCTTGGAATCGAACCAGCCGTGTCTACACACACGCGCCGCGCTCCAAACTGCGCTCAGGCGGCCATATAAAAACAGCTCCGGTTCTCCGCCGGGGCTGTTGGTTGGCGCACATCCTGTCAGGAAAGCTACACCTTGGCAAGGATTCTAAGGCCTTTTCTCGGCACGGGAGGTTACACGTGCGGCCTTTCGGGTTGTCTAGTCCATGCGCCATATGGTGTTCCGGGATGGATTTGAACCAACTACTTGCTGCTTCAATAGGCTGCTGCTCTACCAGTTGAGCTACCGGAACATAGAAGCAGCCCGCGAAACGAGAGGAAGAAAAATGCCTGTCAAGCCTTTGGAGGAAAGCATTTTGGGGGGATTCGTTTCGGAGACTGCGTGGCAAGCGGCGCTCCGCTATGCGCGGTTCCGCTTATAGGAAGCATACCATATACGTCTTTCAATCGCAATGTATGTGGCATACTTACATAGTATTAGCAAGGTGTAATGTCAGCACGTATCAAATTTGTCCCAAATGCGTGCCAGAAATTTTGCACCTTCTCTGACGTACAGAGATACTCTGTTTTCTTCTGGCAAAAGCAGCGATTTTGCAATTTTAGCTTGCTTTTGTCCTTCGATGTAATATCCGTAAAGGCAGTCTTGCATCATTTTGCTGCTTTTTGTTTTTGAGATATAGCTGATTCTGTGAATTGCTTCAGCCTGCAAAGACTTTTTTTGCAGTTCCAGTGTTTTAAGCCTACGTTCTTCTACGTCTTTCTTTTCTGCGTAGCTTCCGACTTTGTCCCCGTAACCAGAGCCGCCGGGCATACCGCTTAGATTTGCCGTGCATCCAGTTGCATCATCTTTTAAACGCTTTATCGCAATCTGTACGCTCACAATCTCTGCGTCAATGTCACGTAGCTGCTGGAACCACGCCTTTACCTCGTGATAGTCCACATCGGTGCAGGTCTTTGGGTGTTCGCTTTCAGGTGTCCATGTGCGTGTCATTTGCGTGCCTCCTGTAGTAGTTCATATCGACGGTCTGCCCGCAACAACGGCAGTACGCAACAGGTTTGTTGTCATCGACGTACTGGTTAAGCGCGTTGCATTCCGGGCAGTTCCACGACCCGGAAGGAGCATTGTCTGTGTATGGCCATCGAACGCGGTTTTTCAAAAACATTGTTTCAATGTCTTTTCTGTTTTGCGAATAGTACAAAACATCTGTTGGTTCAACTTTACATCTAACGCATATTTCCCTGAATTTTTCATCCCATATCTCGATACACAGTTCGGTCAGAATGCCCAAGAGAAAAATCATAATTCCGAACCCTCCAACATAGCAGAGTGTTGCACCGATAACAAGAAAAACTTGGTTCATGTTATTTCTCCATTTCCTCAATCCAGATCTCCACTCTGGGGTTTTGCTTGTCATAGTCCACCCGGCTTCCGTCGTGGGCGGCAACGATGCGGCTGTTGTCGTCCTCCAACACCCGAACTTTCACCAGTATGTCGCAGGTCGCTTCTATCAGGTTGGCAAGGTCTACCTTGCGCCGGGTAGCCATGTAGTACACGCACCGCACGTTCACGCGGGCAGAGATGGGCTCAGGCGGGGCGCGTATCTGCCACAGGCAAGAGGTCTGGTATTCCTCAAACGCCGCGCTTGGGGCTACAAAGTGCCGTCCTCCGCGCCCTTGCAGGATGCGCGCACTGTTTTTCTTTGTGCGTGGGTCGCCGTAGAGGATAATTTTCATTCGTAATCCTCCATGTAGCACCAGCTCTGGGCGTCCTGGGCTGCTGCCGTCTGGGTGTTTTCCACAACACAAACAAGCTGCTCCAACTCGTTTTCCATGTCCGGGTTATACCATCCGCCCAAGATTTCCGGGGCAAGGTCGCGGATTCTCTGAATAACGTCCTCCGCATAGATCATACGTTTATCGCTCATTTTTTTATCATCCCTTCCATTGCCAGCTGCTCGCACTGCTTTTCATCTTCCCGGCGCTGCTGGTCATCCTCAAACAGCAGATCTGCGTACTCTCCGCCCACCCGGCGGATGGCTGTCTCCAGCATCTCCGTCACAAGGTCGGTGTACTTGTCCGAGCCCTTGCGGCTGTTCTTTGCAGCTTCCCGGGCTTCCCACAAGTCGGTGAGTTTGTCCCGCCTGTCAGCCGTGATCTCGCCATAGCCGTAGGCGTCCTGAATCTGCTCCATGCTTTCCCAGCCTTCCAGCTCTGCAAATGGATCCGCTTCAGCTTTTGCCATGCTGCGGGCTTTGGTCTTTTTCTTGACATACCGGGTCAGGCCATCCTGAATCACGGCGCGGGCATCGTCCATTGCCTTGCGGACGGCCTTGGCTTCCCGTTCTTTTTTGAGCTGATCCGGCTGGTTTGCCCATTCTTTCATCAGCTCTGATTTAGTTTTCGGCTTCATGTTCTTCCTCCGTTTTGACAGCTTCACGAATGTCCAGCTTGCTAAGAGCCAGATCCAAATACCACAACTTCCAATTTACAAACAAACTCCGGTTTACAATTTTCCCCATAAAGAAGATTCGTTCCTGCTCCATCAGATGATCGAGCGAAACGATATACTGTCCGGGCTTGTACTTCTTTGTCTGAGCCGTCTGTACCGTTTTCATTTTTTACCCCCATTGTTCGGACATTGCCTTTGCCACGCCCGGAAACGTCTTTGCGCGGTTCCTTGCACGGTCAGTGGTAAATATTCCCTTGTGCTGCTCGCCATGCTTGTGCGAGTAGGAACCAGACGGGCACCATGTCGCGGTAGGTTCTACGATGTTTGTCGGGTGCAGCGGCGGTACACCGCGCTCCCACAATAGCGTTTTCTTACTGTACGGATGTCCGTACTCGTAGGGCTGGATTGCCTGCGTAGGCTTTGGGTAATCAAAAATCTTGCTGGGGGTTGGATTCTCAATCACCACTTTTTCGCAATCTGCCGCCCACACGGCAAGAAAAAGCGCCTTGCCGCACAATCCCTCATAATACCGGGAAAGATTGAGCTTTCCTCCCTTGTACAGGTGTCTTGCTCCCGCGTTGCTCGTCTTTGTGCATGGGACAAATGCGATAATCATATCCCAGCGGGGCACATCATGCGCGATTCCGTCCATGGTCACGACCTGCCCCCCCTCAATAGCCTTTAGGCAGTCACCGAGAATATGCCACTCAGGATGCCCGCCGGACGGCTCAATCAGGTCGCAAGAGTAGGCTTCGTGACCTTTTGCGCGAAACGCTTTGCACACTTCTTGCGATTCCTCACAGGCAACTAAAACTTTCATTTGTCTCCTCCGTTTTCGCCCAAATACTTTTTCTTGCCCTTCTCCCTGTGCTTGTCCTCGTAGTTGTAGCGGTAGACCCTGCCGGATACGGTCATCTGCCGGTTATAGTCCGTCTCTTTGGCGTGTTCTTTGCGCCAAGCGGCAAACTGCGGACAGTGGTCGTGACAGGCAGGGTACCGGGCAGGGCAGTCTTTGCAGCATGGATTTGTCAAGTGTTATCTGCCCCTTTCTTGTTTTTCCGCAGTCGTTCCCGGCTGTGCGCCATGCGCTCCGGGCTTAAAATATCATTTCCGGACGGCTCTGCTCTGTCCACGCGTGTGCATTTTGCCCGGCTGCCGCCGATAGGGCAGAGCTGGTTATACTCCGCAACGGTCTTGCAGCCAAGTCCTTCAGCTTCTTCCAGCGCCTTGCGGACATACGCCCAGCTGCCGCCGCCCAGATCCACACACTTGTCCATGACCGCGTACACAAGATCCGCGCCCATGCGCTCTATGTAGCCGGTCAGCTCTTTTTCTCCAGTCTTGCTCAGATTGCTGACATTCTCCCGAAAAAAATCCACTAGAGATTTCGTCGTCCTCGTCCCTGTATAGGAGGAGTCATCTTTAGATGACGACGACTTATCTATATCTAATATCTTATCTCTAATATCTGTATGGACATTTTTGTGGACGTCTGTGTGGACATCCTGTGGACATTGTCCACAGTGTTCTGCATTAATTTGACGCTGGTTCGTTCTTTGCAACTTTTTTTGTGCTGCATAATCGGTTTCGCTTCCGACCATTTCCGAGTGGTTTGCAAGCACCAACGTTCCGTCTTTTTCCTGATAAATCAGCCCAAGTTTCGCGTAAAGTCCCAGCGCGACACGCACCGTATCGGTAGAAAACCACTTAGTATCGCGCTGAATCTTGTCCACGTCATACGGAATGATCACTTCACCGATCTGCCGCGAAAGCCTGCCGTTTGTGTTGATAGTCATAAGGCAGAGCATCTGGTACAGAACCACATAGTTTGCGCCGTTTTTCTGACCCATGAGAAAATCCACCGCGTCGGACCGCATGAAGCTGTCTTTGAGCTTTAGCCAGTAGTATCTTTTCCCTGTAGCCGTATGATTTCACCTCCTTCCGCACACCCGTATAGCCAGATAGCACAGCTCTTGAGATGTGTCAGTCTTTGCTTACGTCAACCCCGGTGATTTCCTTGAAAATCGCCGCGTCGAAGTTCGGCAAACTGAGGATAACGTTTCGATCATCGGCACTAAGCCCCGCCCACCACTTCCGGGCGTTGTCCGCTGTGGTGCGCTCCTTCAAATAACCGCCAGTCGTTTCAGCTTCAGGGTGCGCTGCCTTTTCTTCATCGGTCATATCAGGCAGATAAACGTATTCAAGCTGGCAATCGTCAATATCGTTCAGCAAACGCCGGGCACGGCAGTTAAACCACCGCCCAAACGTCCAGTCGGTAGGCTTGTTGAACATATAGATTTTGGGCGATACCGTATTGAAACAGCCATTGGAAAAGGATGTAGCGTTCCAGTCGCCGCTGTTCCTGTTGCCGCTGTTCCAGTCGCCGCTGTTCCTGTTGCCGCTGTTCCTGTTGCCGCTGTTCCTGTTGCCGCTGTTCCTGTTGCCGCTGTTCCTGTTGCCGCTGTTGCAGTCGCCGCTGTTGCAGTTGCCGCTGTTGCAGTCGCCGCTGTTGCAGTCGCCGCTGTTCCTGTTGCCGCTGTTGCAGTCGCCGCTGTTCCTGTTGCCGCTGTTGCAGTTGCCGCTGTTGCAGTTGCCGCTGTTCCTGTTGCCGCTGTTGCAGTCGCCGCTGTTCCTGTTGCCGCTGTTGCAGTTGCCGCTGTTCCTGTTGCCGCTGTTGCAGTTGCCGCTGTTGCAGTTGCCGCTGTTCCTGTTGCCGCTGTTGCAACGTCCAGTACAAGCCTTTCCCGTGTTCACGATGTCAAGGACTTCAGCCCAAGGGATTTCCCGCACAATTTCCAGCTTGTTCGTTGCACACTTATCCTCACCTTCTGCAACCGTACCGTGGGCGATCACTTCAGCGACGTGGTTGTTCGGGTCAAAATCATAGTAACGGAAACAGTCGGCAGCATTCTTGCAGAAGTGCATACCCACATTGCAGACAGACGGACTTACAAATTCTTCAAAGATTCCCGGGCAAGAATACTGTTTTCCGCGACACGTCCAATCAGAATTAAAAACTTTATATCCTTTTACGCTCATTGTTTATCTCCTCCTTTTCAGAACGGCAGGTCGTCGGTGTCGTTTATCACGGAAAAATCGTCCATGCTGCCCTGCGTGTAGGCGGGCTGCGGGGCGTTCTGCGCGGCTTTTGCCTGCTGCACATGATTCCTCGTCTGCTGCTCGTAGGACGCGGCAGTGGGCTTATCTGCCGTCTTTGCGCCTGCAAAGCTGATATTGTCTGCCACAACTTCCACAGCGGTGCGGTTGTTTCCGTTCTTGTCCTGATAATTCCGGGTCTGCAGGCTGCCGTCAATGGCGATCATGCTGCCCTTCTGGAAGAACTTGCAGATAAATTCGGCGGTCTTGCCCCATGCCACGATATCCACAAAATCAGCCTGACGCTGCTGGCCCTTCGGGGTATAGCTGCGCTCGCAGGCAATGCGGAAGGTGCACACGTTGGTTCCCTGCTGGGTGGTGCGGAGTTCCGGGTCTGCCACAAGGCGACCCATGATTGCTACTACGTTAAGCATGTTCTAATCCTTTCTCTTCTTTTGGTTGCTTCTGGGCACAATCCCAACACAACAAACGTCCATACTTTTCTTTTGTGGTTTTTGCAATATGCGTGTTGGAGACGCGCTTGCCTTTATACATGGCATCTTGTATCGGCTTGCCACAACAAGCACACATTAAGATCATCGGCGTGTTGTCCAGCGCTGCCTGTACTTCTGGGTCACGCTTTGGTGCTGCAGGTACGCTCTCTGACCGCGCACTGTACTTTGTCGGGTCTGCCCCCCAGTAAACATCTGCGCCCACGCCAAGTGCCTTGCACGCCACGCTCTGGGCGTCTGTGTAGGCTTTTTTGTAGGCGTCATCGTCTGTGCGCAAACCGCCCTGCTCCCTTGCGATCAGCAGCGATCCACCAACGCCGGGAATCGGTGCGCTCCATGGCTTTTCCTCGCCCTGCCGGATGTAAAGGCTGGTGAAGCAATGCACTACGACCTCACCGTTTGCGCCCTGCTTTTCATCAAATACGGGCGGGTCAAACTTCCATCCCACCCCGGCAGCACCGAACAGCTCTGTCAGCTTCTTGATACGCCACATAGGGTTGATATCGCTTTTGCCCTTCAGGCGGCCGGCAGCGATTTTTCGTAGGGCTTCCGGTGGGGCTTTTCTTGCGCTGTTGTAGATTTCCATTTTATCCATGTTTGTATGCCACCTCCGGGCATCCGTGCGCGCGGCACCGGCTTTGCAGCGATAGGTGCTGTACGTTGTATGCGGCATCTGCCCCAATAGCAAGGTCTTTTGCAGTAGTGAACAGGCTGGACTGCGTAAGGATCACTTCCAGCGCATACATTGCCTTGCCGAGTGCCTCTGCGGCATTCTTGCAGGCAAGCGCACGGTCGGTAGGGATCGTTCCCATATAGACGCAATCCGGGTTGTTTTTCGTCCACGCAAGGTCACCGGCAACCGCTTTTTGCACTTTGCCAAGTGTGGAAACCGCCTCGCCAATGTCTGCGAGTGCTCCCAGCGTGAGACCTAGCTGCCACTCCGGCACGTTGCTTGCATAGTTCAAGCAGATCTGTTTTTTTTCATCACAATGCATAAACATTCACCTCGCGTAAACCTTGCTGCGGTGCTCGTCAAGTACAACATAAATCCTTGCCGGGGTTTCCTTTGCAAGGTCGTCCGCGTACTGCACACCCTCTAGCGTGGTGCGCACCGGGATCTCGTTCACGAACCGGCGCTCTGCATCATAAATCTGTACCGTGCACATACGCTCACCTCCTGTTGTTGTGGCGCCAGCCAAGGGCGATGTACCCAAGGTTTGCGCACAGAACGATAAAAATTAAGGTTTTCACGCTTTACCTCATTGCGGTTTTCCGCATATTGTGGTATTTTTGTGGTGATGGGCGGCGAGACTCATCACCCTTTTGGCTTGTCCGTGCTGGCGCACGGGCAGGCCCTTCTTTTTTTGCGGCGTATCAACGGCAGACTGTCCACCTCGTCGCGCTTTATGACTTCTTGAAAAAAGGAATACTTGTGCGGATTTCTCTTTTTCTTGCGGCAATGATAAACCGATGATGCAAAACTGTTTGCGCTTTTATAGCCGAGCCGCCGGGCGCACATATCAGATGTGCCGGATGCAAGCAGATTGCCAGTTTTTGCATCGTACACGGTGTACCACATGACATGGTGAACAGTGTCAGGCATACGTGATCTCCTCGGATTCCTCTTGCAGCATCTCCCGCACGTTGTCCATTTCTTCGGCGCACATCTCCCAGACGTTTGCCCGTGCGGAGTATCCAGCCCGGACAACAATGTCATCTGAGGCTTCGGCTTGTAACCTGCAATGTTCGGCAAGCCGCGTGTAGGACTTGACTTTGCCCTCAACGTACTCTTTGGCCGTCATCATGCCCCACGCTCCTGATTCTCCGGGTACTCCGGGTTGCGGGCGTGGGTGCGGTTGATCTTGCCGTACTTGCGCCGCTTTGCGGCTCTCTCCCTGTCCTCTGCGGCAAAGCCCAGACGAGCCAGCAGAACAGCGGCCAAAATCAGCACCAGCGACACCGAAAACAGCGTGCCGGAGATGTATCCGGTGGTCTGCGCGGTGCCCTCTGCGCCCATAGCTGTGCCTATTCCAACGCCGCCCAAAATGACAGCCAACCAGTAGTAAGTAGTGGATTTGATCTTCATGCGGATTCTCCTTTCTCAAGTGAGGGGAAAAAAAGTTCCCCGATCTCATCCTGTCGGATGTCCAGCAGTTCACACATTGCTGTGATCTCTGCGCTTGTCCACGGATTGTGCCCATGCATCCTGCCGCTCATGGTGTCCCGGCCAATGCCGATATACTTTGCGACTTCCTGATCACGGTAGCCGCAGCTGTGGAACCGGCCCCGAAGTTTCCAGTACGGAATCTGCCGGAAGGTGCCCTGTATGACCTTCATCATGCTTCAACCTCTTTTCTTTGATGTGTGCCAGCCGTGCAGGCTGGTTCTTGTCCCAGCGGGCTTCCCGCCAGTACTTATTGCACCCGTTCATCAGGAGATCCCCTTTTTTCATGCGTCCAACTGCTTGGCTTTGTCTTTCAGAAACAGGTTCACAAAGTAGATCTGACCCTTGCCGGTCACCTTGGGCGTCTTGTTGATGCTGGTGTGCCCATCGGAGTGCACCACGGTTGTCTCCTTGATTTCAAACAGACCCTGCTCCACGGCGCGCTGCGTTGGCATATTGTAGTCGCTGCGCTTGGGGTCTCTGATGAGGTATCCGTGCTCCCGCATCCAGACAAACAGCCGGTTTTGCCCGATCTGCACGCTGTTCTGGCACAGCAGCTTTGCAAGTTCGCCCACAAGGATGCTCTTCTTGCTGGCGTTTACCGCGTCTGCAAAGATGCCCTTGGGCGTGAGTTCCGCGATCTGCCGGTCTTTGTGCTCCAGTTCATCGTGGGCGGCAATCAGTGCCTGTGCCATCAGTTCAGCCCGGGAAAGCTGCGGGCGCTGCGCCAGCTGCTTCTCCATCGCGTTAAACGCTGCAATGTACTTCAGCTTCCACTCATCGGCTTTCTTGCCGGAAAGCCCATCACGAGGAAAGAAAAACCATCCCGGTTCATTAAGTACATCGGGAGTTTTTTGTTCTGGCTGGTGGTGTACTCGGTCAGATGGAACATTTCGAGGAGAGCTGAATTTTCAGCTGTCTTATTTTCGATGGCCTGAAGTACATTTCTGTGGTCTTTTCCAAAGTTCTTGGCAATGTCCAGGCTGGATACCACCGGCTCGCCGTTCTGGGTGGATAAGATGATGTCTGTCATATTTTTTTGTCCTCCTTGTACTCTGCCCCTCCTGTGCTATACTTGAGCGGGAGGGGGTGAAAAAATGAATCAGCGGGGATCCATGAACCAGCGTACAGATGAATTAGAGCGCATTCTGAACGCCAGCAAAGTGAATTATTCCAGTCCGCAAGTCTCGCAGCAGCCTACACTGTATGAGGTGCAGCGTGGGTATGCGGAAGATTTGAAGCAGCTGCGCCAGCAGTTTGAAGAAAGCCAGCAAAAACAGGAAATCAAAGACCGCGAACAAGCAAAAGAAAACAAGAAAGATCAATTTTATTCTGCATCGGCTCTTGTTGTTGGAATTCTCACCTTAGCAGCCACCATAATATTTGGAATACTACAAGTGACACATTGATTGCAGTCACAATTACAGCCGCAACCATGATATCCGTAGGTGCCCAGTTGGAAAGCCGTTCTTTCCAACTGGGCTTTTTGTCGTTGTTCATACCGTTTTGCCCTCCTTACGCCACCCCGTCATGGTTGTTCTGGCTGTCGTTCTTGCGTACCGCTGCCATGCCCATACCCATCCAGAGCAGGGACAGCTTGTCCTGCGGCTCTAAGTCGTCGAACAGCACGTTGATGAGCGTATCCGCTGCGTGTGCTCCATCTGCCGGGATGCTGTACCGTTCTGCTGCCAGATCGGTGCGGTTCTTCTTCGTCTTTGCCAAAATTATCATCTCCTTCTGCGGTTGGCTCCCGCGACGCTCCGGGTGGAGCGTTTCGGCTGCTGCCATGCAGCCATCATCAGGCGGGTTGCGTCCAGAAATCAAAATCGGCCAGAACATACTCCTGATTCTCCGGCGTGTCCGGAAGGGTATAACCGGAGCGATCGTTCTCGCAGAACACTTCACCAAAGTCATTCACCCCGCACGAAACGCCTGTGCGTGCATCCTGTTTGAAAATTTTCATCGTTCAGACCTCCAATTTGATTAAACGTCAAAGCTGACCGAATGATATGCGAACCAGTGCCCGCAGCGGCGGTGCAGCTTGTACCAGTTTGTGAAGTGCTGCCCGGAGCAGTCATAGGCCGTCGGGTAAGACTCGCAGTAGCGGTTTTCCCGGAACCACTCTGCTGCATCGGCCTTGCTGGCCTTGTCCAGCTCGTTCGGGAGCTGCACCAGCTCAATGTAGCCGTCAATGCCGCGCTCCTCGACAATGCGGCTGTCAGGTGCCGGGCGGTTGTTGTAGGCCCGGATCTCCTTCTTGATGCTGACCATAAATGCGGCCATGCCGGACTTCTGCTCGGCGGTGGTTGTGGGAACGTCGTCCCGGATGAATGCCAGCAGGGTGTAAGCGTCTCTCAGCTTCTCGGCGTCGGTGATCTTAAACATCGTCTTGTCCTCCCTTACTCTTTGACTTCGCACACGTCGGTCGCTTCGTAGACATCCAGACCGTGCCCGGTCTCGTCGATCAACCGCTGCACGGCTACGTTCCGGGCGTCCACCGGGTCATTGGCAAGGACTTCGTAGCAGTCCCAGAACTTATCAACCGTGTTGTAAACGTACACCTTATAGCGTTTCGTGATTCAGACCTCCTGTTTGCATGCGTTTGCTAACCTTGTGAGATTAGTATAGCACACATAGTTAGATTTTGCAAGCATCTTTTTTGAGATTTTTTCAAAAATAAGTTGACATAGTTAGATTTTTGCACTATAATATGAAGCGTAAGGAGGGCAAGTAAATGAACGAACGAATCGCGCTTGTCCGCAAGAGCTTAGGCCTTACGCAAGAGAAGTTTGCAGAGCAAGTAGGTCTGTCCCGTAACTTTATGTGGATGATCGAAAGCGGAACGCGAGTCCCCAGTGACAGAACGATCTCCGATATCTGCCGCGAGTTTAACGTCAACGAGACGTGGCTGCGGACAGGGGAAGGGGGGATGTTCAACCAGATCACCAGATCGGAGAAGATCACCAGCTTCCTTACCGAGATCACGGAGGACGAGGGTGACGACTTCAAACGCCGGTTTGTTGAGATGCTGGCCGAACTGGAGCCGGAGGACTGGAAGCTTTTGGAGCGGATGGCTGAAAAGCTGCAAAAAAAAGAGGGAAACCCGTAAGGGATTCCCTTCTTTTGCTACCTTGATTCTATTTTACAAAACCTTTTGCGTGGATCCAGATCAGGCGCAGCGCCCGCAGGTCTGCACGTTCCAGAAGCTTGATAATAGCGTCGATGTAGCCTTGCCGGTCTGTTTCGTTCATTGTGTCCTCCTATCTGATGCAGTATTTAATATGTGTGAGGTGGTTATCATGGCAAGTATCTGTCCCGTCTGCGGTGGCAAGTTGGGGCTGCTGAACCGCGAGAAGAGCGCGGACGGTCTAATCTGCGCCGGATGTAGCAGTTTCTTCTTTTCAAAACTGGGATTTCGGGCTGCAAAGCAACCGACAGCTGCACTTGCGGAATACTGGGCTACACTGGAAATCCGCCGCAGAACATTTAAAGAGACCGATTCCATCTTTGACCGCGATGCACTCTTTGTCTCTATCGATAAGGTCAACCGGCTGTTTTGCTTTGGGCACCGCGGTGGTGATAAAGGCCCACGCATGATTTACAGTTTTGATGAAGTCGCAGGGTACGAATCGGATGCGCCTGACGATCTGACGGTGACCGAAACCAAGGGCGGCATTGGCAGGGCCGTGATAGGCGCTGCCGTTGCTGGGACTGTGGGTGCGATCGTGGGCGCTGCCACCGCCAAAACAGAGACCCGCAAGGGTCGCAGTAAAGAGAGCGTGTCTATCCACTTTGCGCTTCCACTGGGTGAAAGCTGCTTGCCGACAACGGTTTATCCCGGCGGAATGACTGCGTTTCTCAAGAGCTGCAAAGTCAGCCATGAGAAGCCGCAGGCTGCCTCTCCGGTTGCCCCCAGCGCCGCTGACGAGCTTTTGAAGTTTAAACAGCTACTGGATATGGGGGCCATCACGGAAGCGGAGTACAACGCAAAGAAATCTCAGTTGCTTGACCTGTAAACTTGCTTACAACTGCATTTTACAACTGTTTGGCGTAATCGTCAATCAATTTTAATAGCGAAAAAAATCGCCAAAAATTTGAGATTTGCGCTGAATCGCGCGATTTACGCGCACTTTTAAGCAAAAAACGCGCGATTTACGCGCACTTTTAAGCAAAAAACGCGCGGTTTACGCTGACTTCGCGCAAAATATGCGCGTTGTTACTGGTCGCCGGTGTCCAGCTGCTGCATTTTTTGCAACAACTGGGCGGCGCACTCCCCGCCGGGGCTTACCGCTGCGGCGCGCAGGGTGTGCAGGCCGGTGATCTTGCGGTTGGCGTACATGGTGGCAAGGGCTTGCTGCTCCGGGGTCATATCAACGTAACAGGCAAGCGCGGCGCGGATGTGGTTGCAGAAACAGGCGGTCTTGTTGTTGGTCATGGCTCAATCCTCCCAAGGCTGCGGGGTTTTGGCTGTGCCGGTAAGCACGCTGGCGGGCATTCCGTCAATGATGGTCATTTCCGGGTCTTTGTTGCTTGTTTGACCGTTTTTCATTTTGTTTTCCTCCTGATTTTTGGTAATTGTGTCAACTTATGTACCAAATTCTACCATGCGCCAGTGGAAAATGAAATCAGAGAAAATTTTGTCGAATGGCGCAGATTTTTTCTGCGCCATTTTTTGTTTTTTTCACGCATTATATTTGAGGGGGAAGGGTGCGTATGAGTTATTTTACGGCTGCAAAAATTGGTGCTGCTCTGGCAAAGGCGCGTGTTTCGGCTGGGTTGAGCCAGCGCGAAATTGCAATTTTGATAGAGAAGAACGAGCGCACCGTGCAGAACTGGGAGAAAGGGCAGTCCAGCCCGGACAGTGACGAGATCATGGATTGGTGTACAGCCTGCGGGGTGTCGCCCATTGCGGTCTTTATGGAGGTGTTGCACCCGGACTTGTATGCGGTGCCGGATCAGCAAAAACAGGACGACGAGATAGATAGGGAGCTGTGCGCTATTGTGCAGGCGCTTCCGCCTCTAACGAAACGGCTGCTCCTCTTTGTGCTGAAGGGGCAGCATGGCAGCAGCGCCCCGGCGGTCATTTCCGAGATAGCCGCAAATCTGCATTGCCCTCTCAACAATCGCGTCAGCGTTTGCGGAACCATCATCGACCAGTACACATTTGCCCAGATCAGAGGGCTTGACCCATGCCCGGACGACCCTCAACCGCCCATTGACGATCTGAAGATCCATTACAAAGCCGGGCGCGCTGCCGCTGAAAACGGCGCTCTTGGCTATATAGGGCGACGAAAGGAGTAAGGTTATGCAGTGCATCAGATGCAAACGAGAGATACCGGAAGATGCTGCATTCTGCCCATGGTGCGGCAAGCGCCAGCCGGATACCGCACCGCCCGCGCAAAGAAAAAAGCGCCGCCGTCCCAAGGGCAGCGGCACAGTGTACTCTTGTGTATGGAGGTGGATTTTATGAAAAAACGGGTCAACACGGCATTTTGGGTGGAAAAGGAAAAGCGCTGGTGCATCGCGGTTCAGAAGAACGGCACCCGCAAGCGGTTTTACAGCAGTACGCCGGGCCGAACAGGACAACGGGAAGCAAACGCAAAAGCGGATGCATGGCTTGATGATAGCATCAGAGACGGAAAAAAGAAAGTCAGCGTCCTTTATTCGGAGTGGGTGGAAGAACTGAAGCTGACTTGCGGGACGTCCTATGTGACACAATGCCAGCGTTATGGGGACTGCTATATCCTGCCGACCTGTGGGAATATCCGCATTGACGAGCTGACCGAGGGCGATCTTCAAAAGGCCATTGACGTTTCGTTCCGGAAGCGCTCACAGAAAAAGAACCAGCGCAAGCCCATCTCAAACCAGCCGTTGAGCCGAAAGACGCTTATGACGATCCGGGCTGCGGAAACCGCCTTTGTCAAGTGGTGCAGGAAAAACCGGTATACAACGCTCCACCCCGACCTGTCTATCCCGAAGAATGCCAGGATGGGTAAACGTACGATCTTGCAGCCCACCGCCCTAAAGGTTCTGTTTAGCGTAGACACCCGCACCTACTATGGGAAGCCGGTATTTGATGAATATATCTACGCCTACCGCTTTGCAGTTGCGACCGGCCTGCGCCCCGGGGAGCTGATTGGTCTCTGGTATGGTGACATCAAGGGGAACACGGTCAACCTTCGGCGCAGCATCAATGTGCACCGGGAGCAGACCACCGGAAAGAATGAAAACGCCATCCGCTCTTTTGACATGGGCAAGGAAGCACGGGATGCCTATGAGGCGCAGGTACAGCTCCTAAAGTCTCAAGGCATACTGCTAAACTACAATACGCCGCTATTTCAAATTCCGTCAGAGCATACGCTCTATCGCCGCTGGGAATCGTATCAGGAAGCAAACGGGCTTGAGCCGAAAGTCTCACTTTACGAGCTTCGGCACACCTTTGTCAGCGTTGAATCAAGCGTCCTGACTGACAGCCAGCTAAAAATGCTGGTTGGTCACAGCAAGAACATGGACACTTCCGGCGTGTACCATCATGAATTGCAGGGCCAGCGAGAAGATTTGGCAGCTGCAACGACCGCTGCATTTAGGAAGGCTCAAGGGTGATTCTGGTAACACATTTGGTAACACTCTTTTTTCTAAATGTAAAAAAACGAATCGGGCATAACCCAACAAATCCGTATTATTCCTTCGTCCTTTCGTGCATCCCAGATGAATTTTTGACGACAATCCATCATTTTTAATTGTTCGACTCCCATCGCCTCCACCA